TTGCGTCTGGCATTATTGCCCTCCTTGCGCGCCGGGTTGCGGCGGTTGTCCTTGCGGCTGCATACCTCCACCGGCCATATTCATAGCTGTCTGGCTCTCAAGGGTAAGATATTGCTGGTGTATTTTGTAATGGTTGGTGAATATCGCCTGTATCTGTGGGGGGAGTTTCTTGAATTGCTGGCCCTTCATAAAGTCCTCGACAATCTTTATGTGGCTCGGATGGTAGTCCATCTGCTGCGGCACGACTTCAACGCCCTTGAGCATCTCCCCAATTTCCATTTTCTGCGCGTTCTCGTCGATAGATATATACACACCTGCGAGGTCACCAAACTCCATCAACTCAAGAGCCTTCGCCCGTTCGATATACCCCTTATCGGCTAATAACATGAGAAACTGCTGGCGTTCATTCTTTGATAATGGCAAGGCCGAACCCAGGCTCACCTTGATGCGCCGGTTACCCTTCACCTGCTGTCCGGTAAACGTGGATACATCAGCCCCCATGTTTTCACCGGCGATATTCAATATGCGCGGCTCAGAGTATTTTGCTTCCACAATATCAAGCACACATTCGCAGTAAAACTCTAACTGCGTTTCAATACTCATCAATATTGGCATGAGCTGAGAGGTGTCCAGTTCATTAAGGTTTTGTATGCTTACGCCTGACTTACCCGCTGTCCTCGCCGGAGACATATTGCTATCATGCACGCTTGCCACGTCCTCCATGTCTTTACGGATACGGGCTAAATCATCGAATAAGAATGATGGTGGATTCGGAGGTGTTTCAAAATGAGGTTCGCCCATCCCTTGAGTATAATAAATAACCTGTCCTACTTCGTCATCGTATTTAGTCTCAAGTTTGCATCCTTTAGGTACTTTAAGTTTTCCCGCAAACCATTTCTTATACGCATAAATGCGGGATAGCGTAAAATTATATTCCTCCTGCAAACTTATTAACTGTTCAACCATTGCCTGCGGAAAGGTGGACATAAGAAGATCAAGATAATCAAACTCAAATAATGGTATGCGATTCTTGTACTCGGCAGGAATCACTCCATCATAGATAACCTTTGACGCTGAGATGACCTGATATCTCCCCTGCGGATATTCTTCCGTCGGTATCTCGATATAATGATAGACTTTCGCGGCGTCATCTATTTTAGGCGATTCGCCACCTCCTTCGAGCATACCCAAAAGCTCCTGCTCTGGGTCAGTCATTGACATATCATCGGATTTGACTTCAACTCCGTACTGCTCTTTTATCTTTTTAATGGGGAGCGTTTCTTGCACGATCATAAACATTCCAAGCCTGTCCTCGAATACATCAAACGGAGTAAGCACTTTTGTTTCTACTTCGCCTATTTCGCCGGGTACAACTTCACCGTTGAGATATGCTTTAGAGTTCGTTTTGGGGTTGAAGTACGGCAGGAGATAACCTTTGCCGGTTGATAATAATGAGGCGAATAGCTTCGCTAATATCCGAAGCATACCGCTATATTTCCTACTCAACGTCGGATTCGCCTTGTTCACCATCTGCCAGTGATCCTCAAGCACTTCTTGGGCTACGCGGGCCGCCGATTTGTCGGGGTCAGTTGATGTCATCGGCTCAACGGTGATGTTTGCTTTCATCATCAGGAGCCGGGCAAGCATAGAGCGATATAGGGGCAGGATATAATTGGACGAGCGTTTGGTTTTGTTCTTGCGCTCTTCGCTCTTTAATTCCCAAAGGATACGCTCTTCAATGCCGGTTGTGATTTTCTTGCTCTCGGCGATGAAATGCTGTTTTCCATAAAGAAAAGCTATGTTAACGAGCCATTGTTTCTCAAAAATAGCACGGCCCTTCTGCACCTTTTCTTTCTTCTCGATAATTCCCTTGATGATTGTATCCTCACCCGGAATCAATACTTCGTCAGCCATATCGCTCCTTACTTTATCTTATTGCCCTTCACCTTCCCGGCGTTCAGGCCGCCCAGGTCATCATACTGGCTCAAGTCATCTTCTTTTTTCTTTGACTTATCCAACTCATTCTTTGCCGCTTTACACATCGCTTTATTGTCCATTTTTTTAATCTCCATAGCGGACTGCACCGCGTTCTTTTAATGCCCTGTCCGCTTTCTCATCCTCTGATTCTTCAACGATTGACTGTGCTTCGCCCACCACCGGAGCAACACCCTTGTTCTGTAAAAGATTGTCAACGAGCTTTTGTAAATACTCGATCTGCTTATCCTTATCAACACAACTTTGACACTTGCGGTTAAATAGCACGCGCGCCCTCCTCGGATAATTCGTGTACGGTTTCTGATGTGGAGTTCATTTGGTTAAAGCGGGTAGTGTCTTTCTTGACACGCTTCCAGAAATCTTCTGCCGGTGTGGCTGGTGGAGGAGGTAAAACAGGTATCCTCGGCCTTGACATTAACGCGTACCTTGCTTCGTCCTGAGGATGATCTTCTCCTGCCGTGTCTAAATCTTCCGGATTTATTTCATCATGTATCAGGCCGCTTATTGTGCGGATGAAATTCTTACAACTTGCGGTAACCAAGAACTTGGCAGTCAATCTATTTGATTCATCTGTAAAAGGTTTTAAATATTCCCTCATCCTGCCCCATCCAATAACCCTCGAATTATCGGCCCGGATTAAGGCTATTTTAGACCCCCATACTTTTTGAATGGTATCTGCGCCGCTCTCGCCTTTCACTTCTTCACCATATTTCTTTTTTGAACTTTGATGATGGGACTTATCTCCCCATATAGCCGGATCAGCCGCGCAATAGTCTATTGATTCCCGATGTTCTTCGGTTATGCCAAGAACTTCCTCAGCCAAGTCCTCATACGTTCTGCCCTCGCCATATACTTCCCTATACCGGACAATAACGCCATTAGGTAGCGCAGCGTACCATCCAACGCTTGAAGGTTTTGTATATCCATAATCCAAACCCATAAACCTATGCACCGGATCCGTAGGCTCAAAGCAGGGGATAACGTGGATATTCTTTGACCACTCCTTGAAAAACTGGCCTGAAAAGGCGTCCCAATCCCCATGACGTAATGCTTTTCGGTCTGATTCGGGAAGCATTTCCAATATCCTCAAATAATTCAAATCATTGGCGAGAAGAATTTTATTATCATCTACCGTTGAAAATACAAAAGCCCTTGATAGGGCATTAGGATCGTCCGGCGTAGTTTCAATATCCTCATCATTCATACGCTTAAAATATTTTACGTTACCCATTCCATCAAGCCTATCGATAAACCTATCTTTTACCCACGCATGGCCTACGTTGCCGGGGTTAGCCGTACTGCGCACATAACATTTTATTTTGTTATCCGCGCTTCTGTTCTGGGCCAATAGGAATAGATACTGCGTCAGCGTAAATTCTTCAAGCTGGTCAAAGCCTTCAAAATGATATTCATGACCTTGATAATTATATTTGTCTTTTTCATCCTTGCATGAGCCAAAGGCAATAAAAGATTTATTCGGCCAAGTCCATCTGTGCTTTTCTCCATTCCATGCGGCCCTTGACTTTGAAAACCATTTATGGCTACGGTCTATCAATTCAGCGAGCTTTGGAATTGTCCTACGGAATATAATGGCCTTATATCCAGGTATATCAATTTGCCGGGTAGATTCAGCTAATAGCGCATCGGTCTTGCCCGGCCCCTTAGCTCCTCCAAAAAGAGCTTCATAACATGACAGAGTTAAAAACTTTTCTTGCTTAGGTTGTGGATACCATTTATCCATTTTGAGCGGGAAGATATATTACCGGCCCCTTAACTTCACCGGAAATCTCTGTTTCTGTTTTATTCTTTAGAAATCCCGTGGTAATCCCTAAATCATGCCAAAACTTATGCCGGGCATTATGGTCTGCGATCATAATTCCACCTTCGTCATCAGCCTTGACAACCGTACCATCTTTCTGTACCAGAATCGCCGCTCCGGTTGAGCGCTCAGCTTTTAATCCATCTATGCCAACTTCGATAAGCGCTTTTTTAAGTTTTGGACTATTGAGAAATTTTTTAAGAAGGTCTTGAACAGGTTTACGATTTATTTGTTTTGTAATAGCTTGGCGGGATACTCCACGTTTTCTCGCAACATCAGCTTTGCATAAATCAGGAGTAGATAAGTAATCCTTTGTCAACTTCAAAGCTTTAGCTTTTATGGTTTCAGGTTTTAATCTTGCCATTCGTCTCCAACAAAAAAGAAGGCTTACCAGAGTATCGGCTCCGATAAGCCTTCTAAATTGTCTTGTTGGTTATCCTCTCAGGAGCGACCCGGGAGGTTTAATTGGTAGAGGCGCAAGTCTCTTATTTTAACCGTGTAGGTTACACAATGATCTATGTTCCCTGCGCCTCAAATCTATTCTTGGCAAGAGTATGCCATATTTTTAAAATAAAGCAAAATATTTATTATTTTAACAGTGAAACGACATATTGCGTGCTACACCACGCGTGGTGGCCAACGCTGCGCTGGGCCCTATACAAACAGGAATAGGGATAATTAAATATCCAAGAGATGTTGCTTACTGACCTTTTTCCTCAACCGCTTCAAAACCTTCCTGATTCTCTGCCTGACCGCCTCTCTTGTAATCCGTTCCTCGCAGAAACGGGATGTTTCTTCTAACGTTAAGCCATTACAAAACTTATACAACATCATACGGTAGACTTTATAACTCATATCCGTACAATTTAGTATCTTTGCCACCTTGTAAACCTGTATCCACGCGGCGCGATGTTGTTCATCCATTTATTTTTTAAACCTAAACCCACCCCTGTCCACAATAATCCGGCTCCCCATTTCCTTGCGTCTTATTATTTCCTTCGCCGCCGCAATCCTCTTTCTTTCGTGAGTGATAAACTCGCTGGCTATCTTTGTGTGTTCCGGCAACATATTCGCTTCAGCGTTGTTGAGAAATTCCTCCGCGTCTTTTATATGTCCTAAATCAGTTAACATCACCGCGATATTATTGTTTAGCCTAAAATCAACCGGGCGCAGTTTCCAACCCCTGAACCAATATTCAAGGGCGGTAAAAAAGCTATTTCTGCTTTTTGCAAGTTGCCCCTTCCATGTCCATATCACATAAAGATCAGGAAAATTCAGCGCGTTATAATCTATGCAGTTGTCGAGGTCTTTGTATGAGGGGATGTGGAGCTGGAGCCGGACAAAATAATAGACAAGAAACGCAGTGAATATCATAACCCTCATCGTATAATCAGGGATTGACATTATCATGCCGGACAAAAATACCATCATCCCCACGGCAGGGAGCAGAATGTATCGCTCAGCGATAGCCTGTTGTATTTGAATGACATTACACCACTGCCCGATGAATAGAACAAACCAAAGAAGCCCGAACACCGCGAGCGAATAATTCCATATCATATTAGTTATCAAAACATAAATCACCGCCACGCCCACAAAGAAAAACTTATCCAACCGCTCACATTCTGCGTCATCTTTTTTGGATAGTCCGTAAGTATATAAATATTTGTGATAGATCCCCAGGCGCGTAGGGAACAAAGTAAAACAGGTATAATATCCCAGCGACTTTAAGAATATGATAATCTTTACCGGCGCGATCAGCTTATTTTTCTTTGTTGACATTTCCATTTTATGAACAATCGCGTTCTTATGCCCCTTGTCCATGAAAAACACAAGCGGGATCATCCCTACCCACCACCAAGCTGAACCGATAAACAAAAGAGGCGCAAGTACCGCATTGAACGCGAAGAATGGCGTGGCCAAATAAAATAGCGGACATACTTTCCACATGAGCAGGACAAGCATCGTGCTTATGGCATACCCGCGGCCCGACAGCCAGACTGACCCCTGCGTCAATGCCGGATTGACTGCGAATAGCAACGCCGCCAGGAATGATGTTGTTGACCTGCCGAAGCAGAAATATATCAATAGGCAGTTTGCGAGGTGAACCAAGATGTTGATTAAATGCGCTTCCTGCGGAGATTGATAAATCGTTCCGCGTATCCTCTGCCATAACCGGAACCATCTGTTTTTTGATGCGTTTTTTTGTGAAGCGTTGGCACATTCTACGTCATCCACGACGTAGCCGGCGCGGAGAGCTTGAAAGTATGCGGTTAGAACCGTTGCGACGATAATTAGAGCGAACATTATTTATGCCTCCGTTCTATTTGACGATGATATTTTTGATGCGAGGATTCGGTATTGAATAGTATTAAATTTTTTATACAGTTATCACAATGGATGTTATTAACATGATGCACGCTTTCTTCTGGCTTAAGATATCTCCCGATATGTTTTTCCATAACAAGGCGATGCTCAAAAACACACTTATGTTTATTAGCAAAAGGATGACCGGGCGAATAAATAGAAATATATCCCCGCGTCTGTTTAGAAATTCCTCCCTTCCAATTATGATGTTTTTCTCCTAAGTGTGCTTTTGACATCTTCTCTTTAGTTAATTCTGAATGAGGTTTATGTTTGTATATTCCTCTTGGCATACTATTTACTCCTTTTTTCTATTAGAATAAACCCTCTATCATCAAACTCACACGGCTTGCATTTCTTCCCTTTGTACTTCTTGCACCGATTGCATTTGTTGACCTTCTCTTCTCCGTCGGTGTTCATAAACACCGAAAACCCCGGCTTTTGCCACTGACACCCACGTCCTTTGACTACCATATAACCTCCCTATTTTCTTACCAACGCCAAACAATTTTGACCGCGCCTGACTTCATGCCTTACGATCACAAAATATTCTTTCGTTATTTTTTCGATGTCAAGATAGCTATACCCCCGGCAGATGGTTTTATTCTTTGTGAATATCACTCCCCGGCCCGTCCATTCTTTTACCGGGCAAGTCAAAAGTAGTATGCCGCCCTTTTTGAGCATTTCCGCGATTGCTTTAATCATATGAGAATCGCCGTCTATATCAAGCGGATCTCCATACTCACTCATGCCGACGTGTTCGATAACCGAAACACACGTCACAAAATCAAAACGCCCAATGTCTCCAATCGGAAATTTATCAATATCGCATTGGATATATTTTATTCCCTTGCGTATTCTTTCCTGGTATGGCCTTTGGTCTGTCCCATAAGTGATATACCCCCTCGACAATAACTCATACACAAATAAACTGTGCGACGCGCCTACGTCTATCACCCTGATTTTGTATTTATTTTTTACTGCCGCCAGATATGGTAATATAAAATCATACTCCGCATCACGCGAATGTTCCTGAGATAAACGATAGAAAAAGTTTAATAGCCTGAAACGAAACGCGCCACAGTATCCGAAACGCCTTATGTAATTGCATAAATGTTCCTGCCAAAGCATACTATCCCCCTTTCATAAATCTCGAAGCATCTTGATTTCTTTAAGGCTTTCAAGCAGCATTTTAAAAATATGGTGAGTCAAGGCATCTTCACGATATAGTTTTTTACCTCCCTCCCATTGATTTTCAATGTGCCCCATTTCCTTTTCGCAATATTCAATATAACGATCTACCGATCTATCTTTAAAATCCATAACTTGCCATCGTCATTTATTTTTCATTACCACTCCTCCAAAACCACAATATCCACTCATTCCACGCCAGCCAGGTTCCGTGCCGGCTGTAATCTCGTTTATGTCTGCGGCGGCGCAATGCCGGACATAGGCTTCGATAGTGTATGACGCCATCGGTTATGGTGAGGCCGATTTTTAGGCGGCCGTGAGAAAACGTAAACATCATTCAGTTTCTTTTATCCCATTTTTTTCCAGCAACCATCCCGGCAACAACCTGCGCGCCATAAAGATAAAAAATTGATTGTCCGTAGAATAATTGAGTTCGCGGTAAAGAAGAACGAATTTAATGAGATTGTCAATTTCTCTATCGCTCATCCGCGCTACGTCTTCGATGGTAATGTTTATTTGTTGATTTACTGGAATATTTACATCCAGCACTTCCCCGGAAGTATATTCTTTCCCCGTAAACGTATCCGTTATCCTTTTTTCCTCGCACCATCCCGTTGTCAATACCAGTATGATCCCGATGACCGCTAAAATTTGTTTCATGTTTCCTCCTTTTACCCGGGTTTATCCCCGGTTTTTAGAGATTAAAATAATCGATCCTGGGGCTTCCTGAAAGGAAATTTTTGGTCTTGCCAAAGTTAATGTCATTTTCAACACGCCACGCACTCCTTAGCCAGTTCCAACACCACCTCAACCCGCGGATTATCTTTGTC